TATTCCCTTTGCGCTCCAGAGTGAGGTTGAATCGAAAGCATTATGAAGTACCTGGAACGCGTCGTTATCGATCCAATACTTCTCACCATTCGGCCCTCGCCTCTGCGTGTAGCGAGTAAGATCCATCTTCTGTCCTGGCTCCCTCGTAACCGCAAGCCCAGCTTTTTTGAGATCCTCTAGAATCCCTACCTGCATATGCGCGATGTCGCTCGAGTACTGACGAGCGAGCATGATCTCCTCGGGATTCGTGAAACGAGGAGTGTACCCAGCCTTAACTGCTTCTTCGTAAAGATTAAACTCACGGTCCTTAGTAAACCCTGGATCACCCCAGCGCTTACCAAATCTCTGCGCGAAAAAATCAGCGACACCAACCTCATCTTCAAAGATATGAGTAAGGTAATTGTCTCGCGCCTCGTACTTGATTCCGGTCTGCACGGTGTCTCGATGGAAGATCTGCTGTGACCACTCGCGATAAGCCTGGGCGATCTTCGCATACGCTGGGTCCTTGAACTTCGCACCTCGCTCGAAGTAGGAAATGAACTCTCGACTCTTGCCGAGATTACCTTGCCAGAAATTCAACCGGGCTTTAGACCCGGTTGCCCAAGCAGCAGTTGCGTGAACCTTCTCCGCGATTCGAGACGCGATTACAGCGCCAGCGGTCTTCGCCGCGTCGGAACGAGTTTCAGGTGCTACGGCCCTTAAGAGCTCGTCGACATAACCAGCTAATCGCCCAACGGTCGCAGAGGCCATGCGTCCAGGCTTGGAAATCTTTACTTGCTTACTGAACTCGGAAAGAGAAATCGGCGCGTCGCTCGGTCCAGGGATTATCTGACCCTTACGGATATTCATTTCCTTCTGCGCCTTCATCAACCCTTCCGTTGTCTCCATCGCTCGATGAAGGACGGTAGCTTCACCGAGCTTGAATCCGAACATCCGGGCGAGGATCGTAGCGAGCCGGTTAAACGCGCTGACGCCCGAACTCTTTACCTTCGCAAGCGTACGCTGAAATTTCGTATTCGTCATCGCCTCAGCGACGAACTCCCTTGCATTCTTCATGCCATAGGGGTGATCGACTCCACCACCAACGGAGGTCCAATTAGGCTTCTCCTCCTTCGCCTCAGCTGCCGTTTTCTCGGTATCCAGATGCGTCTGCACCTCTTTCATCAACTGGTCAATTTCCTTCACCAGAGGATGGTTAGGGAACTTGTTCATGAAACGGACAGTAGCAGCGTGAGTAAGCTCGTGCACAACCGCATGGGTCATGAAGGGGTTTGGAATATCTGCTCGCACTTGCACATCGTGCGTGCCAGGACGATAAAGACCACCGTACTTGTCGTGGAGGTTACCCTCAGAATCTTCGAGCTTCTCCGCAATCTTAATCGGAACGTTATCGACGTACTGGCGGAGCTTTTCAAGATACGGGCGGACATAGCTCGTGGCAGGGGTCTGGAGAGATCCCGCGAGAGGCTTCACTTCCTTCGGCGTCTTCGAGATCATTTCGTCGAGAAGCTGATGCGCTCCGACTTCGTCGCCCGAGATGAATGCACGCTGGTAGGTCCCCTGCATCTTATAGTGCAGATCACCCCATTCTTGAAAGGCTTGGGAAGGAACCTGAGCCTTCGGCGGAGTTTCCAGTGCGTGGTCCTGATGGATCTCCTGGACAGTTTGGGCTACCTTCGCACTCGCTTCCTCGGGCGAGACTACTCGCGCACGAGGTTTTCCCGTCGCTGCGTCTGTCCCGACGACTCGGAGACGAGGTTTCTCAATCTCTGGCCCAAGAACCTTCGGAGGCTCTTTTGGAATATCTCCAGCAGCATGAGCGGCATTCAGCGCTTCCTCCGTCTTCCCCGCTACGCTTGCTCGCCCAGCCATCCTATCCGCAATACTTCCCTCTCCTCCCGCCATCCCTGCTGCTGTTTGAAGACCGATATCAACGAAGCTCTTCAAACTATCCGCAGTTTGCCGGATATCCGCTTTCGTGATCGTCGCATTCGACGAACCTTTCTCTGGCGCTGCTTTCGCAATCTTATCCGCCGCAAGGTCGATCGCTTTCTGAACAGGATGGGAAGCGAAGGTATCGACAGCACCCTCGACAGGAGACCATACAGCACCAGCGAGATCGAGCCATCCCTTTGCCGCACTCTGTAGCTGGCCGACTATCGTCTCTTGCTTATCCGTGTCTCCAAAGTCCTTCTTTGCTTTCGCGAGATAGCCATTTGAGAGATCCTTGAAGTGCGACCAGTAATCCTTCACCGGCGCAGCCGCTCCCCTCGCTACGTCTCCTACAGTCGAGGACTTGCCCTTCTCCCCTGCAGCTTTTTTAGCGAAGAGCTTATCCGCTGAGATTGGGCCAGAATCACTTGGAGGTGCAGGCGGTGCCGAACCATCGAAAACCTGTGAGGCTGGAATTGGCATCACTCGTCCTCATCGTCGTCTTTCGCTGGCGCGTTATCGTCGTCGGTAGTGCCTTGAGCTTCCATCTCCGCACGAGTCCAGAACTGCCCATCGCGATATACACGAGGCTCGTTGTCACCGAAGTTCGAATCCGTGTACCACTGGTTTTCCTTCAGTCCCTTTTGATTCTTCGGCATTGGACGAGGCTTTTCCGGGTCACTTCCAGGCATCGAGTGCTTCGGTGTCAGTCCAGCGAAATCACCACGCGTGAGGGCTTCTTGATAGGCTCGTCGAGCAGCGGCGCTCTGCGTCAAGGAGGGGTTCTCCTGCATCATCTCCTTCGCTCGCTCTGCGACTGGCCGCGCGAGCACCCGAGCATTCGCAGCGTCCTGGGATGTGTCTACGTCGTATGAGCTGGAGATGAGATCCGTCACGGATTTAAGATCGCCGGCGGAAGGAAGGTTCGCCGCACCACCATGCTTGTTGAGATATTCCGTTCGAGCATCCGCTTCCCTCTTCTGCGCATCGATCAGTGGTTGTCTAGCTTTCGCGTCCTGAGTCTGCGCATCCGCCTCCTTCGTCTTCGCATCGTTAAGCTTGATCTGGGACTGCTGGAGGATCGTCGAGGCGCGATTACGAATCTGGTCAGCGAGTTGAGGGCTGTACTTCTGTCCTGCAAACGGACTCTTCTGTCCGGTTTCAAGCTGGTAGATCATCAGTGCGTTATCGAACGACTGCTGATCGTGGACGTTCTCCATCAGCGTGCCGGTGATAGAGGCATGTTGTTGCTGGAGCTTCGCTTGGTTCTCCTCTACCGAAGCCTGATTCTTGCGGATAGTAGAGGCAGAGTTCGCATACTCCTTCGCTTGCTCAGGCATTCCGCTTTCAAGTGCAAAATTCGCCAGCATGTCCATATTCGACGCGAGCGATTCGCTCTGCGCACTCGCTTGCTGACCAGGGCTCCCGGTTGAGGACCTCGTAGCCTGGGCACCCTGAAGAAGTGAGAGCATCTTCTGCTGGCTCTGCAGCTGGATATCCGCTTGCTTAATCGCGATATCTCCAGCCGCGAGCTTCTGCGCCCCTTCATTCAGCTGAAGGTTTGTTAGCATCTGACTCTGTTGATCGTGCGAGGCCTGCTGCTGGCCTGACGCCCATCCCCATAGCTCGCTCATTATCCACCCCCATAGCTGAAGGTATATCCACCACCAGCAGCCATCGTTCCAGCCTGACCGAAACCAGGGCTAGACGCCATGCCCATGTCGGCGCTCGAAAAGCTTCCACCCGAGCTTCCACCATAGCCACCGTTCATGTAGCCCAGCGATGCGAGGAGCTGACCAGTCTGGTTGAATGATTGCTGGCTAGCATTCGAGCTTGTATTCAACAGGTTTGAGTTCGAGCTCGTAGTCTGGAGTCCGGAGAGCTGCGCGAGCATAGTCTCTTGTTGAGTGAGTGCGCTCGTAGCATAGTTCTGCCCGTACTGGGTAAGGGCAATTCCCTCATTCCCACTCCCTCCTAGCCCTGCGGCTCCCATTTCCCTCGACACCGCATCCGCGCCCTGGTCGAGGTTGAACTGATATCCTGGCGTGCTTGTTATGCTCGAGGGATTATTGACAAGGTTATTCAGCATGCCAGCATATTGCTGTTGCTCCCCGAACTGCGTCTGAGCCATTCCCTCTGCTGTGTCTTGGATTCCTGTTTGCTGGTAAGCATCGTAGGCTCCAACGCCTGCGCTCACTACCAGTCCTGCTGCTGCGACCCAACCTAAAGGCATTTCTCTCTCCTTAGACAGACAATGAGGGAGATACGTTCCTCACTCGTCGGGTTTAAGACCCAGTGCGGAGCACTGTTGTCGAACCAATAGCACTCGCCAGGGCGAGCGTCAAGGCTCTCATTTTCGAAATTGAACGATTGACCCTTTGCGCTCGCAATCTGAATAATATACTTCTCGTGATTCTCTGCTTGCCAGCCACCATCGACATGCCTGTGTACTTGAGCACCAGGAGGAACACGAGTGATGAGGACGGCGCCAATCCTCGCTTCGTTTCCATAAAGGGCGAAAGCGAGTTCCTCGGCGAGGATTCTTGCTTCGGGAATCTTCTCCACAACCGGGTACCACTCCGCAGGATGGTCACCGTTGAAGTCAATCCAGTCTCCCTTGAAGTTCTCCACCGGATTATACCTCACCCAGATGTCATCAATCTCCCTATGCGGAGAATTCTTGTACATCTTCGTTCGGTGAGGAATTTCATTCCAGGTCTCTGGATGTGCAACGAGCTGATCTCGTAGTTCAGAGATTACGAAGGTGAGAGGTATAAGGCTCAGATGTTGCTGCGCCATTTCCTCAGTCTCTTCACTATAGACTCGACGCTTCGTTCGATCCGCATCTCGGTGAGATATTCTGCTCGTTCGCGATCGAAAGGAGTTCCCACGATTTCCTTCCACAAGACCTCGAGGTAGTTCAAGTTCCCCAGATCCTTGTACCGGATTGTGTTTTCCTTCGTCATCTTGAGGTTCTCTGTAAGAATCCTCTGTTCCGTTCTAACATCAACCTCGAAACCCATTCGGAGGCTAGACTGCTCGACATCTTGCCAGTCCCGCCAGAGGATGAAAGTCTGGACTTCAGGAGGAAGGACAAGGGGTTCGGGATACGCGCTCGTATCGATCGCCCCACTCACCTCCTCCGACCGCTGTGCAAGCTGTTCCATCACATCCTCTTCATTCGCAAGCGGCTCGTGGATGCAGTACGAACCAGGCTGGGAGAGGAACATGGAGAGCCATGCACTACCGCTACGTGGTAGGGAATAGATGAAAAAGTGTTTCTTGCTCATGTCGGTGCCACGTAGTTTGTAATGATTCCATTCACAACAGTCATCGATCCGTTCGTCCCTCCGGTTGTAAGCTTCGCAAGCGTCACAGTCGCACTCGGTACGCCGCCAGAGAGGGCGTTGAAAATGTTCCTGAACCACCCGCTCCAGACACGGCTGAACACGCTCGGCCCACTGTCGCCAGTATAGGGCGAGCTTCTCGGAGGAGGAGGTTTGAGTGTCTCGCTCACAGTGTTCCAATATCCATCTGCATATCCATATCGCGCAGGCGGAACGAGGTCGCTCGCTGATGACGGATATGATACGCCCTACGGTGATCGAACGTCCCGCAAGGACCGATTCGAGGCTTTTTAAGGCTCAGATCCACGTCTCGGAAGTTCGACCATGTCTGATAGTCGTTGTCGCTGAAGCGAACTTTGATGATGCTTCCCGAGGTTTTATCCCCATCGAAGTAAAGTGTGCGGAGGAACTTCCTTCGAATAGAGCCGAAGTCGATATTCGAAGTGTAGATGTCAACGGGGACTATGTTTCCATAATCAGTTGGGAAAGTATCCGCGCTATCTAACGGATACATATTACTGTTCGGAAGACTCTGGGCGAGATGAGAGCCAGGGATGAACGCACCGCCTGAAAGTACGTAGGCGGGGAAGAAGGTGATCGACGCGATCGGCCAATAGTTCCCATTCACGTCAGTCCAGATGTACCAGAGACGCTGGTCGATATCATAGACGAGAGTGATATTGAGGTTGATAATCGTCAGCCCGTAGTACCTGTGGCCACCGAGCTTGAGAATCCAGGTAATAATCCCGCCCGGAGTCATAGGGTTCAGGGTCTGGCCTACGAAGGTAGCGTGGCTAAGTATTCGCTCGACACTAGGAGTGGAGACGATGTGAGGAGTCAGATTATCCATCTGGACGACTTGAGGGGAGATGGTCTGGTTAGTCGTGACCCAGAGAAGAGTGTTATCGATCAGCTGCGCACTTGAGCCAGTGAAGCAGCCGAGAGGAAGTTGAGAATCAGGAACGATTCCTAAGGGAGAACCTGTCGCGTTACCTGCGTCGTAGAAGACCTGTGAGGTCCATTGCTTGAGAGCGATCACGTAGCTTAGCTGCTTCAACAGCGCTACACCCGCGTCAGCGTTTGAGCTAGCAAGGATCACGTTCGTACCGCTCCATACCGCCGCGTTATTCTGTCCTGCGGTTCCCCAGATCTTTCCTCCGATGTCCATGATGTAGAGGAAGCCATCGAGGTATACCCAGCCAGGGACGAACTGCGTAGGGAAGTTCGCGTCGGTGATCTTTGCGAGCGACCCACCGCTCGGAGTGTAGATATATGCCGCAGTGCCATTTCCAAGGACTACTGTCTGAGGAGAGCTGTTAACGGTCTCGAAGAAATACGGAGCGGTAGTGTCTACAGCGCCTACGGCGGAGGTCACTAGATGAGGGAAAGGAAATCCAAGGATGGAAGTTTGATATAGAGTTCCTCCAGCGACGAATAGAAGGACAGGAGCAAGAGGACTTGAGCTATAGACATAGCTTCCGCTACCAAAGTTACTCGTAGTCGGACTCGCAAAGGGCGTCGGACTCATGCCTGGACGCTTGTAGGCCCAGTAGCTTTTGTCCTCCGGATCGGCTTCGCCAAAGGCATTCACCATCCTCGCGCCCCATTTGATGGGCACGCTCGCGTCGCGGGTCTGAAGGCTGGCAACCAGAGGCCACCGCTTCGGCGCCTGCGTCGTTTGGGCTTGCAGAACTTGCTCGGCCGGTGTGCTCATCGGAAGCGGTTCCCGACATACTGTTGACGAGTGTCAGGCTGGAAGAGCGTTGAGGCATCTTCAACATCCCAGCCATCGATGATTTCCTTATACATCAGGGCATGGACTTGACACTTGCTCTGAACGGCCAAAGGTTGTCCCTGCGATAACTCCCACGCGAGATGCCAGCCGAGATAGAGGAACCACTCAGGGCCGAACTGCATGGTGTCGGTTAGCCCGACTACGTTCGGCTGCTGTTGCTGGACGATAACATGGACAGAGCCCTGCGCCGCGACGGAGTCAGGGGCGAGCCAGATGTACATGTTCATCGTAGCAATCTGCTTGTCTATGAAGAACTGGTTGATCGTTCCCTCTTGCGCCGTAATGTTCGCAGCCTTCAGGGACAAAGTATCCCACTCGTTACGAGAGATTTGAAGGAGAGGACGGTCGATATAGTTCGAGTCTCGATAATATCCTTCGATGATCCTAGTCGGCCGAGTCATCACGACGTTACCTGTCGAGCCGAAGGTATACAGGTTCTGTCCTTGCACGAGCGGAGTGATCGAGGTTGGCTCGAAGCCCACACTCACATCGGCCTGGAGCCATAAGCGCAAGCCCTCTGCTTGTCGTAGGTTTACGAGATTGTTCAGCCTCCGCATGCCGAAGGCAAGCTGTTCACTACTTACATCCTGCCCGGCTTCAAGATATCCTGCGTTCGTATAGGCATCGCAGATTACCGAATATGGAGTGTTCAGTGAAGGTGCTGTCATTTGTCGAAGTCCATGACGAGGAAGAAGGACCGGGTTAGGCGTCCTCCTAGATCGTTGTTGGAAAAGGGATGGAGATAAAGCACATCATCTTCAACAGGTAATCCATGGTCGAAGCGAACAGAGTTCCTCGACTCCATAGGAATCCATATCTCGCCCGACTTCTGACAGATGTGGAGTCCCATCTTCTCCTCAATCAGCCAGACGAGCGAGGACAGCTTCAATCCCTTGACTCCAAGGTTCACCTCGATAGGGGCATCTAAAAGACTTATAGTCCCCCAGATATTGAAGGTAACATTCCGCTGTCCTGCTGCTCGCTGGCTGATCTTGATCACTTTCCCTCTCCTAGCGCTCTTTCTGCGCCATGTGGAAATCGCTGGTCATTGTGACGATACCAGCGGTTGTGCCATTGCTTACCGCAAGAGTCGGAGAGAGTACGGCTGTGGTAAAGCGAACGGGATTGACATTAGTCGCACCGGTCGGGGTTACTCCCTGGGCGAGGTAGTTATAGTTCGCCGTGACAGGACCGAGGATAGGGAGGACTGGTACTCCTGCAGCATTCACCGCCCCGGTTCCACTTTGCGGAATCCATCCAACTAACTGGCTACCTACATAGATCCGAATGTTCTGATACTTGTCGATGTAGTAGGCCAGATCGATCGAGGTTCCAGCGACGAGGGAATAGGCTGCCGTGGGTACGACGAAGGTGTTCGTGAACCCGGCTCCCGCAGGATCGTTACCGGCGGAGGCAATGTTGATCACCTCCAGAACTGTTCCGCCGGGAGGTTTGTAGAAGAACAGACCATCGGTGATTGACGCTACACCAGTCGTATAGGGCGTCGCAGTGATGATGGCAAGGCCTGCGATGAACGACTCGGTCGTAACGTTCGTGTTGAGCTGGAGACGAGCGAGGTAGAAGAGCTTCTTCTGGCTCGCGCTCGTTCCCGGCGGGGCCGATCCGGTAGGAGGTAAAGTGAAGTCACCGACAGGTAACTGGATCGACTCGAACGAGTTTACCGCTGTCAACGTAGTGAAGAGGGCAAGACCGCCATCTCCACTCGAGTGAGCGATCGTACCTCCACCCGAGGCAGTGTAGAGACCCGTTGCGCTCAGCGCGTTATCGAAGTCATCAGCGAACTGGTGGTAGAAGAAAGGGTTGCTGAATCCACTCTCCGCAAGCGGGCCGTAAGGAGGGTCCGAAGTGAACCCGGCTGTGAGCCGCTGCGGAGACTGGGAAGCAGGGAATTGATTAAGAGCCATGAGATCTCCTGAACGTTTACCGGCCCCATAACAGGGCCGGTTTCACGCCCGCTAAACGTTAAGGTCCGTTGCTTCCCAGAATGCAACGAGGATCGGTGTTGCCGAAGGAGACCCGGAAGTAGGTCGCCGCCTTCGCATTCTTCGTGTCGAAGTCGTTGTCCTGGTCAAAGTCCGGATGGTCACGCCAGAACATCTGCATCCCGTTCGGGCAGTTCGTTCGAGTGAACCACGCGTGAGGGGAGGAGAAGTAGTGGTTCATCCGGATTCCGCTCGGAAACGCTCCCACCGCTTTCAGTGCGTTGATGTCGTTGTTCGCGGTCCCGCTCTGTAGTACGCTCTTCAAAATCCGGTGAGCGTTGTAGAACTCCTGACGGGGGATGTGGAGGCTCTTGGGAATGATCGAGATGAACAGACCTCGGTCGGTCTGCAGGCCCATTGCCTGGATCGAGATATCCTCGAGTGAGGCCTCGAGCAAGTCCGAGCCCGAGCCGAGGGCATTCGAGAACGTGCCTCCAGTCGTGTTCGGATTCGCCTGAGAGCACAAGGGCTGCCCGTTCGCATTCAGGTACACCGCGCCAGTGAAGGCATCGTTGTAGGGCGCAGCGCCCAGATTCTCGAGGGTCTGTGAGACGCTGAACGCATTCGCTCGCGCCCGATTCATCGCGACCTTTTCGTAGAGGTTATCTCGAATCTCCTCCCACGTCACGATAAACCCGAGGGAATACGCGGTGTGGATATAGGAGCTGATTGGTCCCTGGGTCTCACTGTCGTAGGTGACCGACCCGCCCTCGGGCTTGATGTTCGCCAGTCCGAACCCCGTGACCTGCACATCCTGTTCGTAGGCCATTTCCGAATCAAGCACCTCGTACAGATCCGTGTACTCGATCGGGTGCTCGTCGTACATCTGCCCCCACACTGCGTGGACTCCTGGCCAGAGGAGTTTCGGGTGGGA